GTGGCGTTGGAGAACAGCTCTGTCGTGGCGTGGGGGAACAGCTCTGTCGAGGCGTTGGAGAACAGCTCTGTCGTGGCGTTGGAGAACAGCTCTGTCGTGGCGTGGGGGAACAGCTCTGTCGAGGCGCGGGGGAACAGCTCTGTCGTGGCGCGGGGGAACAGCCAAATCAATCAAAAGAGCGATGCATCTAAAATTAACGCATCCAGTAATGCGCGCGTTGTGCACGATCCGCACACCATTGACGAATATGTCGATTTTTACGGCATTGAGAACAGCAACGGCAAAGCGAAACTGTTTAAAGCGGTGCGGAAGCACGACGGTGTGTACCACTCGGACTGGGATGCAGATTTTGTGTATACAATCGGGGAATCAGTTGCGGCAGACGGCTTTTGCACTGACCCGAACGAAGATTGCGGGCGCGGTATCCATATGGCCTATCTCGACTGGTGTCTGGCATACGGAAACTGCTGGACTGATCTCGCAATCCTCGAAGTCGAAGCGGACATGAGCACGGTTGTTGTGCCGAAATGCGGCTCCGGCAAAGTTCGCGCCCCGTCTTGCAAAGTGATTCGGGAGGTTCCGCTGGAAGAATGCGGCTTGTACGGAAAGGCGCTGGCCAAGCGCAGAAACGGAGGGGCAGCATGAAGGTATTCGGCGACCCGCGCGCGCGGGCAAAGGCGCGCCGCTACATCGTCTGGGGCATCGAGGACGGCATCGTCTGTGCGAGCTTCCTCGCGGGAGGATGCTTGATGGGATGGCTGTTTCACGTGATCTTCGCGGCGCTGGGGGTGGCATGATGACGGAAGAACAGCGCCATATACATAACGCATACAATCGGGCGTACTACGCGCAGCACCGCGACCGCATCCTGCAAAACAAGCGCAATAACCGCGAAGCGAGCAATGCATATATGCGCAAATACCGCGCGGCGAACTACGAAAAGCTGTCTGCGTACTACAGCGACAGACGGCGCAGAAAATCGCGTGACACCGCTTTCGGCGCGTTTTTGCGGGAAAACGGTATCACGCAGACGGCAGCGGCAAAAATGCTTGGTGTGTCTGTATCAACAGCAAACTGCTGGGCGAACGGAATCACAACCGCGAACGAAGATAAGATCCGCGCAGTGTGGCCGGAGTATGGAGGCGAGACATGATGCAGCACATCGGCGACATCACGAAAATCGACGGCGCTACCATCGAGCCGGTGTGGTGCGTGACGGGCGGAAGCCCGTGTCAGGACCTGAGCATCGCTGGCAAGCGTGCCGGTCTCGCAGGCGCGCGAAGCGGCCTGTTTATGGAGCAGATCAGAGTGATAAAGGAGATGCGGGAGCATGACAAACAGCTTGGTTGGGCAGGAGAGCTTATTCGCCCAAGATACATGGTGTGGGAGAACGTCCCCGGAGCGCTCAGCAGCAACAAAGGCCGAGACTTCGCGGCCGTGCTCGAAGAGACGATCCGCATCGTCGAACCGGAAGCCCCCGGTATTGAAGTGCCTGAAAAAGGCTGGCCTACCTGGGGAGGGTATCGGGACGTGGACGGACGATGGAGCGTGGCTTGGCGAGTACACGATGCGCAATACTGGGGAGTGCCCCAGCGTCGTCGTAGAATCGCGCTTGTCGCAGATTTTGGAGGCGACACCGCACACGAAATACTGTTTGAGCGCACGGGCGTGTCAGGGGATCTTGAACCGCGCAGCGAGGCGGGGGAAAGACCTGCCGGAAACGCTGAAAGCGGCGTTAACCCGGCAGTCGCAAGAAGTCTCACCGCAAGAGCGGATGGAAGCCCCTGCATCGACAGAGGCCCCAACATCGTAGTGGCGCCGGTAGCAGCAGACCTTTACACTGCCACGATTACAGGCGATATAGCTGCGACAGTGGCAGCGAGAACGGGGCAGTATGGCGATGCAAGCGGACCGTCGGTGCTGTGCGCCGGCTTTAAGCTGGGCAACAGTGAACAGGCGCGGAGCATCGGCTATCAGGAGGAGCTGTCCCCTACGCTGAACGCCGAGTGCGGCGGGAATAAGCCCACTGTGGTTGCACCTGTGGCATACGGCATCTGCTCTTACACCAGCAACAGCATGATGTCAGGCAATCCCCACAGCTGGATCTATGAAGCGGACACCAGCCGGACGCTGGACCTCAACGGAGGAAATCCGGCTTGCAACCAGGGTGGCATTGCCGTGGTGCAAATGGCGTATCAGATGCAGGGCTTTGGCGATTACCGCGAAGCTGACGTCGCCAGCTCCTGCAAACAGCGAGACTACAAGGACAGCACAGATCTGGTTATCGGAATTGACGGAGAATGCAATGCCTATATAGAACAATATGGCACACTGCGAGCGCACGCGAGCGGCGGTGCGGAAGAAACGCTTATGCATCGCATGGCCGTGCGGCGTCTGACCCCGCTGGAATGCGAGCGGCTTCAGGGATTTCCGGATGGCTGGACGGACATCGGCGACTATACCGACAGCACCGGCAAAAAGCGCAAGACATCCGACAGCGCACGGTACAAGGCGCTCGGCAACAGCATCGCGCTGCCGTTCTGGCGCTGGATGTTCGGGCGCATGGCGGCCTATCTGCCGGAAGGTGCGACACTCGGCAGCCTGTTTGACGGCATCGGAGGCTTCCCGCTGTGCTGGGAAGACGTGCACGGCGCTGGAACGGCAGTATGGGCAAGCGAGATCGAAGAGTTCCCGATCGCTGTGACCAAGAAAAGATTTGGAAGCGAAAACATGATTCACTACACGTTGAATATTGAACCGCCGGTCGAGCCGCCAGCCTACACCTGCCCGATTTGCCCGGTGTGCGGTGCGGAGACGGACACGGTGTACAAGAACGTTTATGGCGATCCGGTTGGTTGCCCAGAATGTGTCACGGAGGTAGACGCATGGACATTGTAAGTGACACCTACATTCACGGCGGCATCCCGCAAAGCCGCTATTGCAGCAACTGTGCACACTATCAGACGCTTTCCGGCAGCAGCATCGACAGCAACTGCGGCGGCAGTGCGCGCGTCTGCCTGTACATACTCGATACCGGCCATCGGCGCGGATGCGAGTCGGGCCCTGGATGCAATAAGCACATTACATTCGCGCAGTGGCGCGAGAGCAAGCGCGGCCGCGCCGTCCTGCGGCAGAAGCACAGCCATAGCCGCCCCAGAAAACGGAGGGCAGCACCATGACGACTGACCGCGCAACCCTGCGCTATATCCTCGCCCGGGCACGCATCTACTTTGCCGACGAGCACATTGCCTGTGATTACTGCCCGTGTCTGGAGACATACAGCCGCAAGCAGTGCCGCCTTACCGGCGAGTATCTGCTCGACACGCGCACCATCGGGTACAACTGCCCGCTGGAGTTTGAGCCGGAAGGAGGCGAAACACCATGAATAAATTCCGTTGCCTGCGCGCGGACGAGATCGAGTGCCGCGTGCAGCAGGTCAAGGATAACGGCCTTGTCCTCCTGCTCTACAAAGACGCGCGCTGCGACATGATTATCTTGGACGAGACGGTCGGCGCGATGAACTGGCAGCGAGAGCACCGGCGCGATAACGCAAACTGCGTCGTGTCTATCTGGGACAGCGAGAAAGGGCAGTGGATCAGCAAAGAGGACACCGGCACGGAATCCAATACGGAGGCGGAAAAGGGTCTTGCGTCCGACAGCTTTAAGCGTGCATGCGTCAACTGGGGTATCGGCCGCGAGCTGTATACCGCCCCGTTTATCTGGATCCCGGCAGGGAACTACACTGCCAACGGCCGCAAGTGCTATGACAAATTTGCGGTCGAGAAGATCGAGTACACGAAAAATGACGACGGCTCCGACCGTCACGAAATCTTGAACCTATCCGTCCGAAACACGACCATGAACAAGCGCGTGTTTGTCCACATCGGCAGCACCACAAAAGAAAGGAAGTAAATCACATGATTATTCGCACCAGAACCGGAGACTGCATCGTCGCCGGGAGACTTTCCCGTGACGCAGAGTTTTCCAACGTCGGATCGAAAAACACGCCGCTGACGAAGTTTTCTGTCCCCGCCCGCGACACCGTGCAGCCGGACGGCAGCAAGCAGACCGAATGGATCAACTGCGAGGTCTGGTATGAGGCCGCCATGAATGCCGCACAGCTCAAAAAGGGGGATGCCGTCATCGTCTGCGGCCAACTCTCCACGCGCAGCTATACCACCCGCGACGGGGAGGAGCGCAGCGAGGAGCGCCTGCGTGCAGACACCTTTGTCAAAGCGTCCGTCCCGGTCTCTTCTGCCAGCGTGGAGCAGCTTGCCTCCGCCTATCCCGGCGTTGTGCGCGGCGTCGGAGTTGTCGCGGACGACTTTGCGAATGAGCCAAAGTTTGAGGAACTGCCGGAGGATGAATCCGACCTTCCGTTTTAATCGGAGGCCGCCATGGCAGAAAAACGAATGTTTGCGCGCTCGCTCATCGACAGTGATGCGTTTCTGGAGATGCCGCTCTCCGCGCAGGCCCTGTATTTTCACCTCAACATGCGCGCGGATGACGACGGGTTCATCAACAACCCAAAGCGCATCACGGACTATGTCGGCGCGGCCTCGGACGATCTGAAGCTGCTCCTTGCAAAGCGCTTTATCATCGTCTTTGATTCCGGTGTCATTGTCATCCGGCACTGGCGCATGCACAACACGCTCAAAAGTGACCGATACCATCCGACGAACTATCAGGAAGAGTTTGCGACGCTCTGTCTGGAGGAAAACAAGGCATACTCCGAGCGCCCGCAGACGCCACCTGCCGCAGAACCGGCCAGAGTGGAAAAGCCAGCCGCGCGTCCGGCGCAAAAAGCCACCGCGAAGCCCCCGGAAAAGAAACCCTATGGAGAAATGCACAACGTCATGCTCGCGGATGACGAGCTGGAAAAGCTCCAGCGAGATTACCCAAACGACTACAAAACATATGTCGAGCGCCTGTCCCTGTACATCACCAGCAAAGGCGCGCGGTACAAATCCCACTACGCCGTCATCCGGCAGTGGCTTGCAAAAGACGGCGTGAAGGCGGAGAGCGAGAAGCACGCGCCGGTCTCCGGTAAGGACGACCTGGACAAAGTGGAGCGAATGCTCGCTGCCATGAAGGGGGGCGTGCAGGATGCCGACCATGTTAGCCCTTGACCCCGGCAACCGGGAAACCGGCTGGTGCATCGTCGATACGATCACCCGCGCACCGGTGCAGGGGGGAAAGGACGAGAACACGCTCGTTTCCGGCATTGTGTCCGGCGGCGCGTTCACCGTTGCCGCGATCGAGATCATCGAATCTTACGGCATGGCGGTCGGGCGCGACGTGTTCGAGACCTGCGAGTGGATCGGGCGCTATAAGCAGCTGCTCGACGACCGCGGCGTACCGTACCACATCATCACCCGCAAGGAAGAGAAGCTTACCATCTGCGGCAGCCCCCGCGCGAACGATACCACCATCCGCCACGCGCTGATTGACCGCTTCGCGTCGCACGACTTCCGCAGCGGTAAGGGCACGAAAGCAAATCCAGACTTTTTCTACGGCTTCCGCGCCGATCAGTGGAGCGCGTATGCCGTTGCAACGACCGCCCTCGACCGGGCGGAGTACGAAAAGGAGAGTGTAACCAATGGTATTAGCTGAGGATATCATCTTTGCCGTGCGCGATTTGCTCAATAACGACAAAGGCAACCTGAATTTTTCACCGTCAGCGCACTACGCGGTGCAGAAGCTGATCGACTATGCCGAGCAGGAGCATGAGCAGCGGGAAAAAGCGGAAACCATACTCTGTAACGAGCGGCGCAAGGCGCTGGCGTTTTCCGCCGAGGTGGCGCGGCAGGAACGCACGATCGACGACTTGCGGCAGCAGTTGTCGTTTATGCAGCAGGCGCGGTGGGACGCGGGGGTGTGAATATGGACGTGGTAGAATTTTTTAGCGAATTCAGACGGATGTGTAAATCGACCAGCGATTGCACAAAGTGTGAGTATCACGGCGACAAATGTGATAACGCCATTGAGCTTTTTGAAAAAACCGTTGCGATGGTGGAACAGTGGTCAAAGAAGCATCCGCACAAGACGCGGCAAAGCGTGTTTTTGGAGCAGTGGCCGAACTGCATGATGGACGATGATGGCATTGTCGGGATGTGCCCAAGAAATATTGACAAGATGTATGTCTGCAATTTAAGCCGATCTGGTGGGTGCACAGATTGTCGCCGCAAGTTCTGGATGCAGGAGGTGGAGTGATGGGGGCGAATCAGTGAATGCGATTTTGAATTACCCCGGTGCAAAGTGGGGCATGGCACAGGAAATCGTGCAAATTATGCCGCCGCACAGATCCTATTTGGAGCCGTTCGCCGGTTCTTTGGCCGTGCTTTTCAGCAAACCGCGATCGGCGATCGAGACCGTGAACGACATCGACGGGGATATCGTGAATTTCTTCCGCGTTCTGCGCGCAGAGCCCGAGCGGCTTGCCCGGGAGATCAATTTAACGCCATATGCGCGCGCAGTCTTTGATGATGCGCACGAGAATCGCGGAGAAACAGACTTCGACCGCGCGGTGCGGTTCTGCATCCGTAGCAGGATGGGGCACGGCTTCAAGACGTATCAAAAGACCGGATTCAAAATCGACGTTTATGCGCGTGAGCGCAGTTACTGCCTGAACTGCTGGAACGATATGCCCGAGAACATACGGGCCGCGGCCGAGCGGCTGAAAGAAGTACAGATAGAGAATCGCCCGGCGCTGGAGCTGATTCGGCGTTTCCGGCACGAGAACGTGCTGATCTATGCAGATCCGCCGTATTTGCTTGAAACGCGCAGCGGAAAGCAGTATCGGCACGAAATGACAGACGCAGACCACGAGGCATTGCTGGCAGCGCTGAAAGCGCACCCGGGGCCGGTCATCCTATCCGGGTATCATTCGCCTATGTATGACAGTGAACTGCACGGCTGGAACATCATCGAGCGGAAGGCCTATAACCAGAATGGAAATAGGCGCACGGAAGTGCTCTGGTGCAATTACGAAATACCGACATTGATCTGATAAGGAGGACAACATTGAAATGAACAGGCTTACGTTTGACGGCAATTTCTGCGAAATTGCTCAGTGCCGGGAGCTGCCGTGCACGCACGGTGGTAGCTGCACACAGCGAAAGGTGTGGGAAAAGCTCAAAGCCTACGAGGATCTCGGCTTAGAGCCGGAGGACTACAAGTGCACCTTAAATATAGACATTATTGTCCGCGCGGCGGCTATTGCGCTTGGCGTGCCGGTCGAACAACTATGCAATATAGTGAAGCTTGGGAAGGCCGGGCGCTTGATGGTACTGCCGGAAAAAGGAGAAAGCGATGGCTGAATACGCGAAAATCGAAACAGCGATGGTAATCATATGCGATCTGTGCGGAAGTTTATATCCGGACGGATATTCCCAGGAAAAATGTGGTTTGGGGAAATGCGATTGGATGGAGTATCTCAAAGAGACCGCCGCCGACGTTGCGCCGGTGGTGCATGGGCGGTGGGCGCATCTTGGCGGAGACGAGTGGTGCTGCTCTGCGTATTGTGAGGATTGCGGCGCGAGAATGGACGGTGACGACGATGCCAAAGCGGATTAACCCGCGCCGGAGACCGGCGACGATGGCAGACGTGCAGCGCGCAAAGGATACGGCGACGGCGGATGCCTGCCGGGTGACGCTGGCGATCTTTTTCACGGCGCTGCTAGACAAAGAAGGCATGGAAGCCGAGCAGCTGCAGCGCATCTGGCGCGAAGTAGAGGCGCTGAGCGAGAGCGTGCGCGATGGCTATGTATCAGCGCCCGACCTGATCCGCGTTCTGCGGGAAGAGTACGAGATCGACATTGTAGGAGGGTGAAGCCATGCGCAGAAAACCGCTCGCGCCGCTTACGCCGGAACAGCAGCAGCTCGCGGCTGACAACGAGCGTCTGATCTATCTTGCGATCCACCGCTACGCGCCGGACGAGGACGCCGATGAGCTGTATGGGCACGCTGCCGAGGGCTTGCTCCGAGCCGCAAGTACATACGATCCAACGCGCGGAAAGTTTTCCACACACGCTATGTGGTGCATTCGCAGCGAGATCGCGCACCGCAAGAAGTACGCGCAGCAGCGCAAGCGGTCCGGTATGCTTATTTTGTACACGGACGATAATGACACAGCGTTTGACAGCGCCGGTAAGTACGATCACACGCAGCGCGGTGCAGTCAAGCCAAAGGATCGACCGCACAAAGATTTCGACGATTCCGCGGCGGATATCAGCTGTTTTCTGGACTGTCTCACGCCGGTGCAGCGTCAGACCGTGTGCCTGCGCATGGCAGGGTATACCTACGCAGACATTGCCGACATCCGCGGCGTAAAACCGCAGGCGGCTTATCAGGCTGCGCAGTTTGCCGCAAATCGATGGCTGGAATATAACGACACCGGCGATGCCGGAACATCTGAAAACAGGAGGAAATAACAATGGAAGCAAACGCAATGTGGGAAGGCGTGCGCAACGACGCGCGCAACGAGCTCCGCCTCAGCATCCTGACGGATGCGATCTTCAACGCCGCCCGGCTGAACTACAGTGGCGAAAAGCTCGCCTTTGACGATGACGAGCTTTGTACCGTGCTTCGGGCAATGTACCCGGATGACTACGACGGCGTGCTTGGAAATCTGCAAGCGCTCAAAGCGGAAGAGGAGGCAAAGGACGGTGACGCATTTTGACCCGTGCCGAAATTCTGAAGGCCGCAGAGCGCTGCGTCTGTACCGACCGAAATCAGCAGTACGGTGAGCCGGAGGACAATTTCCGCACAATCTCCATGCTTTGGAGCGTTTACCTCTGTGCGCGCGGCATGGATCAGCCGCTCGGTGCAGCCGATGTCGGCGCAATGATGGCGCTGTTCAAGCTCGGCCGCATCGCAACCGGAGGCGATAAAGCGGATAACTTCATCGACCTCGCCGGATATGCCGCCTGTGCCGGGGAAATTTCAACGGAGAGCGGGCGCGACCGCAAAGACGTGAAATGTAGCGCGGAGAATAAAAGCCGCGCAGAGACGCAAAAAACAGTCTCAGCAGAAAAAGCACCGCACAAGACCACGTTCGCAGAGAACAAAAATGTTCGCATGGCGCGCGGCCTCGACGGGCGGTATATCGTCACGACCGGCTGCACGGTGATGGAAGCTCCGAGCCTCGCGGAAGCGATGCGCATCATCGCGGAGTATGAGCATACCGGATCGTAAACGAAAGCACATAAAGCAAAGCAGCACGCAGGATATGCGTGCTGCTTTCTTGTTGTGTGTTTGTCACGAGAAGAGCTTCCAGAGCTGGTTGAACTGCTTCGCGGTATAGCCGTTTTGCATCGCCCACGCATACAAATCTGCTTTCTTGTACTTCCGCTGGCTGGTTCCCGGCTTCGTCGCGTACTTTGCCTGATAAAAGTCCACGATCTGCTTCAGCTCGTACCCGCCGTTGTATGCGGTCTCGAACTTATCCTGTGTGCCCTCGCTGAGCTGCTGCGCCATGATGTTGAGCATGAGATTGTCGCCGCCGCGCTTGTTCCCGGCGGTTTTCAGGACAGACTGCAGCACATTGCCGGTTTTCGTGCGCTTGTCCTCCGGCAGCGCGTCCTTTGCCGTGCCGAGCATCGCCTTGTATACGGCGTTCTCGCCGATCGTGCCCGTGCTTTTCGTCGTCCAAGCCGGAGTGTCGCCGCCGTCGAGCTTCGCCTTCTTCTTGCCGGCCGATGTTGCGACTTCCAACAGGTTTTGAATCGCGGCCGCTTTCTCCGCGTCGCTCGACTGCTTGTATACCGAACTCCGAATGACTTTCTGAATGTTGTCATAGGCCGTCTGGCCATATGCCATCTGGTACTGCCGCCTCTCGTCCTGATCCAGCGACACTTTTTCGCCGTCTCTGTTTCCACTGTTTGGCGCTTTCTTCTCCGGATATTTTATGTCGATGTTCTCGCCAAGCCGGTACAGCTCTTGGTTCACGGCGCTCGTCCGGTACTTCGTCACGCTGCCGGGATTCAGTGTCGCGTTCAGGAAGTTTTCTGCTGCCGTGCCGGTGTATTTCTTCTCCTGCCCCCAGTTGTCCAGCGCAGCCGGAAGCGTTTCCCGAAGCCCCGGGATCTTGCTCTTCATCGCGCTCAGACTGTTTTCCCACACGGTGTCGCCGTTGTAGGTGTCGCGCACCGTCCCGTCAACCCCCTGCGCCACGCCGGACACGACGTTTGGCACAAAGCTGGTTGCCTGAGACGCGCCATAGCGGAACGTCGCGTCCGCAAGCTTGCCGCCCGTGGTGTCCGCTTTGGAGTACTTGAGGCTGTTCTCAATCTCCTGAAACTGCGACATAGCGGGCAGATCCATCACGCTCTGAAAAGCAGATTCCAGATTGCCGCCCGCAACGTTTGCAAACGTCAGGCCCTCGTCCTTGTAGCAGTCTGCCAGCAGTGCGCCATAGGTCATCTGCGCGTTGATCGGGTCGAGGAAGCCGATAGATACCAGGTCGTCCCCGTCGCGCCACTCCGTGCTTTCTCCGGCAATCCACCGGTTGAGTGCACTAAGGTTAAGCTGCGTGCCGCTCACGCCCTCGGACTTTTCGAGCGCTTCCTTGTCCTTGTCGTCGTCTCCGGCGACGTTCATGATACCGGCCCCGGCAAGCACGGCAAAAAATGCGATGCCCATCGTGCCGTTGAACGCGCGGCCGAAATCCGTCACAGCCTTCGCCTGTTCGGATGCGGTCAGCGTTCCGGCCTTTGCCTTGTTTAAGACTTTGACGACCTCCGCACCGGCGTTAATAAACCCGGCAGGGGAGTATTGAATCGCTGCGCTCGCAATGTTGCCGGGCACGTTTGTGAATGGCAGGATGAGATCGCCCACTCCGAAGCTGCCGCCGCGCTTGTCCTTAATGCTAAATACGTTCAGCGCTCTCCGCACGACACCCGTCGCCTGCGCGAGCTTTCCTTCGTTCTGGAACGTGCGTTCCCTTGCGGTTTCCTCCGCGCGGCCGTCAAGCGCGCCTTTTGCCACCTTGCCCTTGGCTTCCAGCGCGTCAATTCCGCGCTGCGCTTCCGCCTGAATGCCGCCTTTTTGCATCTGGTCAGACGTGACCATGGCATAGTTGCTGTATTTCTCCCACGTGGAGAGAAACCGTTCCAGAAAGTTCCCGGTCATCTTGAACGACCTGCTGCCGCCGGTTTCGTATTTGCCCTGTGCGTTGGAAACGCTTGCGTCAAGGCCGGTTTCAATGTACGACTTGAGCGTTGCCTCGCCCATGCCTTTTCGTTTTGCCTTGGAGAGATAGCTCTTGTCCGCGGCTACGGAGCGTGTGCCGGTGTATTTTGACAGCAGCATGTCCAGCCCGACGCCGATGTTGTTTGACACGGCCTCTACCGGGTCATACACCATATTGCCGACAAGGTTTCTGGCAGCCGTCGCCGGTTTCGAGAGCATGGACAGATAACGATAGGTTTTGATCTGTTCGAGCGTGGACGGTTTCGCGTAGTCATACGCAATGCCGCGCACCTGGCTTGCGGCAACGTCACGCAGAAACGCTTCGCCGCCCGGCAGTTTCTTTGCCTGCTCAAGCGCCTTTTCCATTGTTCTGCCCATCTTGTTCGACCACAGGCCGTTTGTGCGCCGCTCCGTGCTCATGTCTTTGATGAGGTCAACCACGCCGTCCACGTCGCCTTTTTCGATGCTGCGCAGCTTCTCCGCGTTCTGGCTCACGCTGTCGAGAATCTTCTTGCGCTGTTCGTCCGACATTTTGCGCGTGCGCTCGCTGTCGTTCAGCAGTTGGATCGCGTCCGCTTCCATTAGCGCCGGGTCAGACGCGAGCTGCCGCCGCTGCCGCAGCGCCTGACCTGCTTCCGTGCCGTGCGCATCCCATTCTTTCATGAGCTTTGCCACTTCGGCGTAGGCATCTTTGCTGCCGCTCTCGCGCGCCTTGGCCACTTCTTTGACGATGATCTTGTGCGCAAGCACCGTGTCGGTATCGTTCCAGTCCTGCTTTTCGCCAAACAGGTCCGCCTTTTCGCCCTCGTAGTCCGATTCAAAGCGCTCCTGTGCCTTCGCGTTTACCTCTTCGTCATGGTTGACTTTGTGCGTCCGGTCTTCCGGCCTCAGCCCTTCCATCGCGTGCTCGTCGTCGGTGAGCACGCCGTCGGTCGAGCGCGTCTGTGTCTGCGCCTCGGCATAGCCAAACTCCGCGGATTTTGCGCCCTGTCCTTCCGGCAGCGTGCCGCGCTGCCCGGCATCCGTCTCAGTCTCTCGCTGCTGCACGTCTGCAAAATTGTCACTGTTTTGTGACTCAACCGCGTTTTCAGCGCTTTCATTCACAATTTCACCCGTTTTTTGTGACTGTTCCTGCGCCGCTTTTGCGGCCTCTCGTGCGTCGTGCTGCGCGCGCCAATCGTTATAGGCTTCCTCCTCCGTGATCTCTCCGAGCATGAGCGACAGGCCATTATCTCGATAATACTCCCACGAGTACGGGTCAGTGCCGCCGGAAATCTGGCTTTTTGCTTCCATGTATGCCGCGTCAGGAGCAGCATATTCGCCGTTCGGTTTTGTGTAGCCGTCTACGAGCAGGGAATCCAGCGCCTTTTCTACGCGCTTTGCGTTTGCATAGTTTTCTGCTCCGTTGTCTTTGATGATCGCATCCAGTGCACGCAGAATCTCCGGCCGGGAAAGGTCGGTTTTGTCAATCACGTGCTGCACAACGCGCGAGTTGTTCGTGATCGTGCCTTCCCCGCGCTTATGTCGGTCGCTCTGCATTGAGCCGTAAATCATAGTGGTAAGATCTTCTGCAACGCGCTCAAAGTGCTCGTGCAGTTCCGGGTGGTTGTACTGGAATGACTTGGTGCTCCGCTTGGCGACATATTCGTCTGTCCGGTTGTCGATATGATCTTCCGGCGTATATTCCTGCGGCTGCCTGTTCGCGTCCCGCTCCTCGCTCCGCCCTGCTTCCGTAGCACGTTCCCGCGCCGGGCTCTGCGCCGGTTCGCGCAGCCCTGCGGCTTCTTCCACCATGCGCAGCGTACTGTTCTCCTGCGGCTTCTCCTGCGCCGCCGGAGCGTCCTGCGCGGTCTCGACCGGTGCGGCCTCTGCCTGTGCTTCCGCGGCGATATTTTCTGCCTCTGCCGGTTTCGCGCTCGCTTCTGCGTTTACGTTTGCGGCCGGTTCTCCGGCGCGCAGTGCGGCATTCTTCTGCGCGTCTATGCCTTTGGCGATGCCAGCCGCCGTCCCGAACGTAGACAGCGCCGCGCCGATCATCGCGTCATACGCGGACTGCGCAAGCATTTCCTTCGCGCCTTCTGCCGTCGTGTAGCTCGATTTTGCCGCCGCGCCCTTGTCGTAGATCGCGCGGATCGCCGGGTTCAGGATGTCGGCCACGGCTTCCTCTGCGCCCTCGCCGACAGCGTTTGTCAGCGCGCGCACAACACTGCGCCCGGCATCCGTTTTCGCAAGCTTTCCGACGAGCTTTTCCGCCACGTCGTCCGCAGCACCTCCGCCGAATAGCTTGCCGACGTCGAAGATTTTCTCCGTCAAAACGTCAACGGCAGCGGCCGCAGCGCCGTATGCAACCTGCTCGCCCTCGCTCGCGCCGTCAAGACGTGCCTCACGCGACCCGCTGCCATAGGAACGCAGACCCATGTTTGCCAGACCTGCGCCGGGGAGCAGCGCATTGAGCGCCATGTCTGCGCCGAGCTGCAGGCCGCCGCTTGCAATGTCCACAAACGCGCCCGCGGCTTTGCTGCCGCCGAGGTTATCTTTCGCCTTTTCGGATGCTTCTGCCGCCGCTGCCGCCGCTTTGTCCGCCTTGGCATAGATGCTTTCCTGGTTGCGCTTCCGCGCGGCCTCCGCCTTGTCCTTGTCCTCCTGAGGCACGGCGTTGTCCGCGACGGTCACGCCCATGATCTGCGTTCCGCTGCGCTTGTTGAGAAATGTTCCGGCCGCGTTTTCGTAGGCGCTCTCCGCGCTCTTTACGGCGGATTTTGCGATGTTTCCGCCCGTTTCCGCCGTCTTGCTCTCCTGCATATTGCTCTCGCGGTAATCATCCGAGATTGCCTGATTCGTCAGGGCAAGCGGCGTTGTCGTGTCCGCGCTGTAACCGGCGTCGCCGAAAGCGTTAAGCAGCTTCTCCCAAAAGCTGATGTTCTCTTTCTTCTTCTGCGGCACAGGTTCAGAGATCGGTTCGGTGACAGGTTTCTGCTTGGCAGCAGTTTCTTGCGTCGCCGTCTGACCCCACACCTTATCCATTTTGTATTTTGAACCGCCGTAAGCCTTCTTGCCGTACTCTCTGTCAATTTTCTCCCGGCTGCTCTTTGCGTACTGTTTCAGAAACTCAGATGCCATTGTCAAGATACCTTTCCGTAGCCGACCGTTCTATAAGTATAGGTGCCGTCTCCGTTGTCGACCTCTTTCACCTTCCCAGCGTTCACAAGCGCTTCCAGCTCGCTCGGCGTCACTCGACCGTAGCCGCGCACCAATGTCCACCCGGCGCCGTTCACATTCGTGATGGAGCTATTTTCGTGAATGCTTGAAAGATCCTTCGTGTTGTTTCTCGTCGGGTTCTCCACCGGCGTGATTGTGTCGTCACCACCGCCGCCACCGCCGCCGCCCCTTCTTCCGTTTGATGCCGTGTAGCTCGCCGGATATGCGCCTGTGCGCTCGTAGTAGAGCTTCGGGTTCTGCGCGCCCCACACTTTCTGCATCGCGTCGATCTGATCCTGCGAATAGCCGAGCGCGGCGTATCCGGAGAAATCGCCGTACTTGGCGAGCGTCGCGGCCTGCTGTTCGAGTCGGCTGCGATCGTTTTCCGCAAGCGTCGTGTCCACGCTAAGCTGCTTGACCGCCGTGTTGACGATGGAGTTATCCACACGCTGCGCCTCGGTATAGAGCGCCTTCGCGCGTGCCGCGTCGTTCTCGCTGATCGCCTGCGCGACCGCGTTCTGATACGCCGTCTTTACCTTCTGCCGCTGTGCCTCCAGATCGGACAGTGCGTCTGCCTCTGCGGACGATACTTTGCCCATGGCTGCGTTCCTGCTGTTCTGCTGCGAGAGCGCGAGCTGACTGCCCGCGCCGACATTGATGCCGCTGCCCGCCATCTGCTCGTTCAGGTTTGCGCGTGAAATGTCCGCCTGTGTCGATACCTGCCGCCGCGCCTCGTTGTATGTCTGCGGGATCTTCGCGGCCTGTGCGTCATAGTCCGCCATGTTCTGGTCGTAGGCCGCTTTCAGCGCGTCGGTCTTTGCCTTCTGCTGCGCATCGTAGATCTTGTTGATGCTCTCGCTCTGGTCTTTTGCTTCCGGCAGGACGGTGTTGTTTCCAACGATCTTGAAGCCGCTGCCGTCCGCGCCGCCGCTGTAGCCGTACTTCTTGCGGATAAGCTCTGCCTGCTCGTGCGCCTCATTCATGCCGCCCTGATTTCCGGCCTGATGTGCAGCCTTCCACTGCTCACTGAGCGCGGCAATTTTCTGCTTGTCGGCGCTGTTAATGATTGCGTCGTTGTATGCCATCGTGTCACCTCATCACTTGATAGGGAAGAGGGGACACCGCCGCGCCCGGCAGCGTCCCCCGTGTCGATTGTTATTTATGTTCGAGCAACTGTAGCCGCGCCTCGTGGTCGTTGAGCGTGTCCTCGCTGCGCTCGATCTTGTCCCACATCTCGTTGTGCTCCTTGGCGTTTCCGGCGTCCATGCGGTCAATGCGCGCCGTCAGCGCCACGACTGCGTCCGTGTTTCGCTGGATGATGGTACTCATCCGCCAGCACGCGCCGATAAGCGTCAGCACAAACGCCGCCGCTGAGATCAGGTTTGCAACGGTAACTGTCATCGTTAGCCTTCCTTTCTAGGCTCCTCGTAAGTAAGCGCCTGCGCACTGTCAGAGCTGCCTGCCGTCGTTGGGTCGTTCACCACGCCAAGGATGGACAGCAGCGCGAACACTGCGTTGATGATTGCTGCAAGCTGCTGATTCAGAACACCGAAATCCCACTTGTAGCCGAACGGGGCGGCTACCACCTGCACCAGCAGAAGCAGCGCCGGGATCAGCGCCAGCCAGAAGTTCTTGTTGCGAATACGTACTTTCCAGTTAATGTTCATAGGTACTACCCCTCCATCACTTGTTTTCGTCGATCATCCGCTGACAGACAATCATAGACCGCAGCGCGTCCGCGCTGACGTTCAGGTCGCCCCCGCCGACACCGCGAAGCGCGCCGCGGTCGATCAGCTTCTGCGTCTCCTCACGCGCCCATGTGGGCACGTCGTCCAGGCTGTAGTAGCGCGGATTGCGTGCCTCGGCATAGCGCATGCCGATAATCGCGCCGCGCACGACATCTTCAGAGATGTCGATGGCTCCATTGCCAGTGCCTTTCAGAGCGCCAGCATCCATCAATTCCTGAACCTCACTTCTGTACCATTCAGGGACGTCATCAATCGTCTTGTACTTTACCATGTTTTCATCCTCCTCTTCGTTCGGGTGTTCCGGCATCAGCATGGCCAGAAACGCCGCCCACTGCGCCGGGTCATCCACCCACGGCATGGGGCAGCGCTTGCCCGTCACGTCGTAGTGCCGCAGCACGTGCTCCGTGTCGATGCCATAGCGCTGCATGATCTCCCGCGCCAGCGCCGCGGCGTTTGCCACGGTCTCCGGCAGGATGTAGTAGCTGCCGTCGGCGCGCTTGCGGCTGCACATCTCGATGCCGATGCTGTTGCCGTTGCGGCACTCGGGGTGCCAATACGCCCGCGCGCCGCAGTGCCACGCCGTGTCGCACTCGCGCACGGACTGCATCGCACCGTGCTCGTCAACGAAATAGTGCGCGCTAGCCTGCAGGCCGCCCACGCGGTGGTAGTAGTCGCAGTTGTTTTTTGCCGTGTCGCCGTTGTTTGCCGTGTAGTGCATCACGATGTACCGCACCGGCTGCGTGCGCCCGGCGCGGTAATTGGCCATGTTGCAAGCAATAAATTCCATCTGTGCCTCCTTTTACGTGATCGGTTCGTTGATTGTAACGATAACTGCGGATGCGTCTGCGCAAATCAGACTCAACCGGAGGTAATGTTCGGCAGGCCCTGTTATAGTAACGACATTGTCAACGGTAGTAAATTCTAGGTTATTCCAGCTATATCCGTTGTGTATATACCCTGCGGATAAAAATGTCGCCGTTTCGCTATAACTTATGGCTATGCTTTTTCCGTCTTGCGAATCGGGCAGACTTGCGCCCTTAATGCGCAGCGTATCGCCGGGCATAAGATGGATGAGACTTGCTGCGTCCATATTTGCCCCGATTGCTGCCCAGCCTACCTGAGCTTTGTTCGTGCCGCTGCCAGCGCTCAGTCGCGTATCTGCTGAGATTCCGACGGTTTCAATGACATTTGTAATCACAGCCGCGCAGGTAATCACAATGTTGCCAGTAACTTTGGCGATTGTGATTGTGTTTCCGGATACTGCCGATGCGGAAATATCCGTACCGCCCATCGTAACAATAATTGTGCCAAGTTTTTTATATGTGCCGGTCGGAGAAAGCGTCGTGGAATAGGCTGCACCGTCCGCAACGGTATTAGCCACGTTTGAAGATGCGCAGTTGGTGAGATTGCGTGTAATGTTGTAAGTCACAGACGGAACAGAGGCCACCGCAGTGATTGTGACCGCCCCCGTCACCTTGGCGATGTTGATTGCGCCGCTTCCCGCCGAGTAAGCGGTGGCAGTAATGTCCACGCCGCCCATTTTGACCACCACAGATGCAAGCACCTTTCCGCTATCCGCAGTGATGGTTGCGGTGTACGCCTCGCCGCGTTTGATGTATGCCATTGCTTTTCACCTCATACTTCCCAAGCCCCGGTTACGCCGTGCGCTGCCAGACATATGCCGCCAGATATGGCGGCATATTGTTGTGAGCCGCACCGCCGCCCGCGCCGCTTGTTTTCGCCAACTTTGCAAACCACGTTTTGTCGCTGGTGTAGCCAATGCTCGGCCAGCCGATATAGCCGCTCGGTGCGCTGCTGTCGCCGCCGTCGTTGCCGACATACTCGTCATGGTAGTGGTTTGGCATCTCTTGCGCTGCCAGCGTGTGTGTCGCTTCGCCCCCGGTCGTGCCCGCTTTGTATTTCGTACCTGCCGCCAAGATGAACGTGTCTTTGATCTGCGTCCATGTGCCACCGAACAGCGTTGCCGGGTTGTCGCTGGACGCAGAAAAGTAAAACGCGCCAACCGGGTACACTTTCAGGAAATAGGCATTCAGCACACTGTCCAGAGCGTCACTTGCGAGTTTCTCCGCCGTTACGGCCCCGGCCGCGAGTTTCTCCTCCGTCACGGCTCCGTCAGCGATCTTGTCCTTCGTCACAGCGCGCATCGCGATCTTGTTGCTGGTGACTGCGGCAGTCGCGATTTTCGCCTGAGTTACACTCTCCCCCGCGAGTTTGCTCTCCGTAACAGCGCCGTTGAAAATATGCCGCTCCTGCACGGCGCTCGAGGCGATTTTGCTCGCCGCGACCGCATTATTCGCCAATTCCGGACTACCAATCGTTTCGTTGGCAATCTGGTGATAAGTCACCGCGCCATTCGCGATCTTTTCCGTAGTCACCGCGCCCTTCGCGATCTTTTCCGTAGTCACAGCCCCGTCCGCAATGCCGCCCTGCGTCACACCGGCGATCTGCGCCTGCACGTTCTCGATCGCTTCCTGCACGTTGGTTTTGTTCACAGCCTCTGTCGCGACAAAACCGATGCATTTTGCTGCGCTTTCACCGCCGAGCGCAGCGACCAGATCGTTGAGCGCCTTTTTCAGCAGGTTTCCGGCAAGGTCAAACTTTGCTTTCAGAGCCGCGGCGGACAGACCGCCCACGTCGTTCGGCTCGTCGTCCAGTTTGGAGATGATGTTCATGTCCTCGTTGCACGTCGGAAGTGCCATATGTAACCCTCCTATCGCACATATCCCGTGAACCGCACGCGGATGTCGGCGCTTGTGACCGTCGCCGTCGTGTCCGCATCGTCGTTTGTCAGGATGAGCTTGTAGTATGTAAATTTCTTTGCTTTCAGTTTCAGCCGCGTCATATACGGGCGCTTGTTCGTGTTGAACGACCAGTGCGCAAAATTTGCGTGGTCAAATGCGGCACTGTTGCGGAAAACCAGCTTTTTCGAGAAGTCCGCTTTCCGGTCTGTCATGACCGTCACGGTCATCGACCCGGCGTGCGTCGGCACGAGACCGATCCACAGCATGGCGGAGTATTTGCGCATGAAATCCGCGCCGAAGTGCATGTTGCCGCTCTCCCATCGCGCGTCGATCGCTTCGCCGCAGTCGCTGCGGAACGCATCCGAAATCTCGACGAGCACATTTTCACGTGCGCCGAGCAGTCTCCCGTATGAGCGGTAAAAGTGCTTGACAGGGAAGTTCGTGTACAGATACCACACATTGAGCCCGTAGTTGTGCACAACGGCCATGTCCCCATATACGCAGTACCATTCCTTGCGGTCGTTGTCGTCCCAGCAGTACGCCTGCCGGAGATCGAAACTCTGCAGCGTTTTCCATACGCGGTCGGAAATGCGTTTCGCCTGCCGCTCGTCAATCGTCAGGTTGCTGGAGTAGCTGCTGTTGTTTTTCCATGTGTAGACGCTCTCCCCGAACAGGGTATAGGGGCTGTTGTCCACAAGCCGCACCTGCCCGGGAACAATGTTGCCGATGGCCTTGTTTACTTGTGTCCAGTAAAACGCGGGGAGGATTTTGCCCTCTGCATTCGTCACCGTGCCGTACTGCACGGAGTATGCGCTATCTTCTTTGAACGCCAGCAGTCGGGAGTAGTGGCGGATCATCGCCGTGATCGGCGTGTTCTCGTCGCCGATGTCCAGCACGTTCATGTCCGGGAAGTATTCTGCGGTCGGGTTGCCGTCGATGTCCAGCCCGGAGTACAGCGCCTTGTTGCTTCCGTCACCGTAGAGAAACACGCGGTTGTCCGTCGCGCCGTTGTAAAGCTCTGCAAACTTCATTGCCCTGACCGCGCCGGAATCGTCAGATGCCACGGTGTATTCTACTTCGTACACATCCGCACCGGCAGGGGGCGCGCTCGTGAATGTGATCTTACCTTCTGCAAACGTATAGTCCGTACCGGCTGCCAGCGCTGCGCCTGTTGCCCTGTTTTTCACGCTCACAGACAGCGTTCCGCTTTCCGGGCACACATACACCGTGGACTTTCCGTCCGTAGCAACGCGGTATTTTCGTTTGCTGGACAGCTTGTTGATTTGCTCCAGCTCCGTGCCGCTGCCGTCCGCACCGACGCCCACAAGCACAGTCGGGACGTACCCGGTCACATCGGAGAGCTTGTAGCCGTCAAACACCTTGTACTGCGTACCGTTGAGGATATAGAGCTTTTCCCGGAAACCGAAAAACTCCGTGTGTGCGTCGGCGAGCGTGCCAAGCGCCGAGACCGCCGTAGTGGCTGGAAATCCGATTTTCCACAGCTTCCCGGCCGCGGCCGCTACCTGCACATATTCTCCGCCGACGTAGCCGCACCATGTCCCCTGAATTTCTCCGGGGAACGTATGCACAGCTTTCATACCGGGGCGCTTTCGCAGCGCGCCGTCCTGCGTCACGCGCCAGTTGCGCATTTCGGATGCCTCACCAAGTTTCAGACTTGTGTCGTCGCTGCCAGCCTGATTGATACCGAGCCATTTCTGGATTCCGACGATCTTTTCATTCATGCGCGTCACCAGCTCCCGAACTCGCTATACTCGATGCCGCCGTACACATCCTCGACCGTGCCCATGCTGCACTGCGCGTTTGCCTTGTGCATCGCCACGATCTCGTTGTAGCGCCGCTTGAACCGGTCGGATGCCTCCGGGTTCTCGTCCGTCAGGAGAGCGGAAGCAAGGCCGTATGGCATCGCACCGAGCGCGAGCGTGTTGTCGATCTCCGAGAGCGTGTCGTCGAATTCCTCAACAGGCCGCCAGCCGGAAGCGGTTTTTCCGGCCTTCTTTGTCTCTGAAAACGGGTACAGCTCCGCAATCATTGTGTTGATGATCGACACGGCGCGGTATTTATATTCGTCCGTGTCCGTCGTTTGCGGTTTCCCGCTATCGCTCAGCTCGTCCATGATGGACATTGCAGCGTCAAACACATCGCTGACTTCTGCCATGAAATCACCTCGTTATCTGAAAATAGGCGGCGGGAAATCCCGCCGCCTTATCCGTTGCCTCAGGCGGTAGCCGTCATAATGCCGGAATCGAGCGCGCCGGTCTTGCTGGCGTAAGCCTTGACCTCCGTGCCTGCGGCAATGCCGGTCGGCTTCGCGCTGGCGCTGTAGGTCTTCGCCGTGGAGGAAGTCTTCGGGTTGCTGCCGTCGGTGGTGTACTTGATGGTCTCACCGTCACCGGCAGTCAGCGTCAGCGTGCCGCCGGAGACAGACATCGTCGGGGTCGTGCTGCCCGCGGTCGCGTGCACGCCGATGGCGTATGCCTTCTTGTCAAGCACGAAGCTGTCGAACATCACGCGGTACTCCGCCACATCGCCGTCGATACCCAGCGGGTTCTTCTGGATGCGCATAGTCTGGTTTTTCACCGGGTCGACGCTCGCGCCCTTGCGGAAGATCACGAAGTTGACGCCTGCGGGCAGATAGCTGTCCGGGATGGCGTACACGTCGTTGCCGTCGAGCTTGCCCAGAGAACCGTTTGCGACGGCGTCCTTGCCCAGCACGTCAATGCCGACGATGTAGTCCGACAGCTTGCACTTAGCAAACAGCGTGTGGCCGATGAAGATCGCGCGGTTGTCGGTCGGCACAAGATGGTTGGACATCTCCGCGCCCATGTTGACAATGGCGTCAATCGCGGTCTTGCCGGTCAGCGCGGTCGCGTTGACGGTCACAACACCGGCACCGCCGACCCACTGCTGCAGACGGTACTTGTCGATGCTCGGAGTGACCTTGCCGTCCCACGTCGCCTTCATGCGCGCGTTGCACTGCTTGACGTTAAACTGTTCGGCAGCGTTGCCCGCGTCGATCGAGAACGTGCCGCCCTTGTCCTGCGTCATGCGCATGGTCTGAACGGTGTCGCCCAGCTCTTTGATCGTGCCGAATCGGCTGGAACCGCTGCGGGTGTAGTCGCCGAAGTCGCCCTCATCGGAGCTGTACACGTTGATCGCGTTCACGCCGACAAAGTCGTAATCCTTACCGGCAAACGCGTCGGTAACGCTCTTCTGGTGGAAACGTTCGTCGAGCTTGGTGCTGTATTTGTCAAAAACATTGATTGCCATTATGTAATTACCTCACTTAAAAATTCAGAATTTCAGGCGGAGGCAAGCCCTATGTTCACGTGGTCAGTTGCCGTCGTACCACAGCGCGTCAAACGCTTCGTCGCTGCCGGTCTTCCCAGCACTGCTCTGGCTACCGGTGCTTCTCGCGGCGTTCGCCGCGTTCCGGTCGCGCGTCGCCTGCTCGGATTTCATGCGCGCGATCTCTGCCTCCAGCGCCTTGTTGCGTTCTCTTGCGTAGGCCGAAACCAGCGTTTCACCGCGGTTAAAGGCTTCCCACACGCCGTTCGGAATGGAGGCCGGGTCAACGTCGGGATAGGCTTTTGCAAATGCGTCAAAGCACTCGCCGCGCCATTTCTCGTTCGCTGCCTGCTGCTCCTGCTCCTGCTTCTGGGGTGCCAGTGCTGCCCGTTCCTGATCGAGCGCGCGGCGCTCTCTGTCGAGCTTTACGCGCTCGAGCGCCATGCCGTCGTCGTCGATGCCGTATTTACTCTTGGTAACGGCAATGAGCATGTTTTCCACAAGCTCCTCGACGGTTGTGCCGCTCTGATTTGCCAGCTCCTGCAGCGCGTTCTCGTGTTCCGTGAGCGTCGCCAGTTGCTGTTTCTGTTCGGACACCTGGGTTTCCAGTTGCGTGTTTTTCTCGGTCACGCGGTCGTAGTCCATGCCCTTCTGAGCAAGCGTTACGACCTCGTCCCGGTTGACATTTTTCGTCTCGCCGAGGTGCTTTAGCTCAAACAGTTGGCCGTCTGTCTGCGCCTGCTGCTCCTCGTTCTCGCCCGGCTGTGCGGCATCTGCATCCTGCCCACCGTCGTTCTGTTCGATCTCCGGCGCGGCGTCGTTGCCCTGCGGCTCCGTGTCCGGCGCGCCCTGCGCGTCGTCCTCAACGTCGGCAAAGCTATCCGCCGTGATGTCGCTCCAATCGTCTGCGTCCGCCGTAAAGGCGGTGTTCATGTCGTCTGCCATGTCAAAATCCCTTCTCCCGCTATGGTCGGCGGGTGCGGCGCTATGGTCGGCGCCACGTGTTGAAATTTATCCGGTAATGTATTTGCAAGGCGGTTTTCCGCCGAGCGTTCGTTATTCGGCCGTTCCGGTCTGCATGACCTTGCGCTGCAAGTCACCGAAGCCGCCGCCGCCGCGAATGGGCGTCTTCTGGCCGATATCGACCAGAGCGCCGGTCTCCGGCGTGCCGCCTGTGCTCGGGCCCTCCGGCTGCATCATCTGCTGCTGTGCCGCCTGCTTGCGCGAGGCGATCAGTTCCTGCCGCTTCGGGATGTAGCCGTCCGGGATGCGCTCAAGGTATTCCTCAATCGTGATCTTGTCCTGCATCAGCAGGTTATCCAGCGTCTGCACCGACGCCATCTCCGACCAGTACGAGCTTGCGCCAACGTCAAGTTTCAGCGCCATCGGCATATCGTTCAGAATGCCGTAGTCGAACAGCACGGTTTCCAGCTCCTCCGGGTCTTTCCCAGCAAATGCAAGAATGTCCGAGCCTACGTCCGGCATAGACACCTGCACTTTGCGTTCCCCGTAGTACGCCGCCATGAAGTCCAGATAGATGCGCCCCAGATCTTCAATGGATTTGTAGAGGTTCTGCTTCGTGATCTCCGACGGGATACTGGCAGCGCGCTGCAGGGCGATAATGGCCGACGTGTTGTCCGGCCGCGTCTCGCCAAGCGCCGCACTCGTCGCGCCGAGAAACTGCCGCGTATAGTCCACGCTCGTCTGGATAAACTGCGCGATCTGCGGGCTGATCTGTGCCGGGTCGATGATCTTTGCCACGCCGGACACGTCGCCGCCGTTGACGCCGATCGCAGCGCCGACAGCGTTATTCCACTTCGGGATGCGCGTCTTGTCGTAGACCGTTCGCGGAAACGCGCTCGTCATCAGCGAGATCATGGACATGGCAAACAGCTTGTTGACAAAGATCTGGTTTGGGATCAGGCCGGTCACGAGCGCCTGACCGTGATAGCTGTCGGGAATGTAGTCCCAGTTGATCCACGTCACCGGGTAGAGCCGCAGCCCCATGTCCCACGGCTCGCGCAGCATGACGCGCCCGGAGACTTCGCATGCCCACACCGTGCCGGTCTTGCGTTCCTTCCACATCCGCAGCAGCACCGTACTGCGCTCTGAGCTGTTTTTGTAGCTGTCAGTGTTGTGGCTCTCGGTATCCGGCTGAATGTCGTTCCAGTGCGGATTTCCGGCCTCCTGCGCTGCTCTGCGCAGCTCCTTCGTCATTTCTCGCCGTTCGATGAGGATGTATGGCTGCTTCTGCGGGTCACGGCACGCTGTGTTACCGAAGCCGACGCGCATATTGTCCACGATCTCCGTACGGATGCCGCCGCGCAGGCCGAATCCGGCATCTACCGTGTCGTCCCAGAACGTGAACAGGCAGCTATCACCGTCCACGGCGGCGTTTCGCATATACTCGCGCACAAGGTTCGGCACGCGGTTGAATTCAAACAGCCGGTCAAACTCCTTGTTGACGATCTCCGCGACACGTTCCACGTCCTCCGGCGTGCGCTCGCACGCAAGCGGAGTAGCCTGCATCTTGATATTGTCGGTCGTGATGTTCGCAACGGAAAACAAAACGACCTGTTTCAGGAAGTTGTATACCGGCGTCGGCAGACCCTTCGCGTCCACGCCCTCCCATTGCTTGCCAATGAAGAAGTTCTCGTTGGCGCGCACCGTCTCGTCGAGGTTGACAGCAGTGTTGTAGCCGAGCATTTTCTGGTACTCTGCCTGTACCTGCTCCGGCGTGATCTTCTTGCCAAACTCGTCAGGCATCGTCACTCACGTCCTTTTTTCCGGCCATCAGGTAGCTGTAGTTCATGAGGTTGGACACCCCGTTGGAGAAGTCCTGCGCCATCTGCAGCGCCTGTTCCACCTGTTCAGCGTGGTCTTCGTCGAGCTTGTCCGCACGCTCGCACAGTGCGGCCGCAGTCTCTTCCAGTGCCTCTACGCGCTTTTGTAGCTGCGATACGTCGAGCGACGTATCTGCCAGCATGTCCATCGTCGCGTCCTGAAATGCCCGCAGCTCGTCGTCCCAGCGCCGCAAGCTTGCCATCGTCAGCACAAAGCACGCCGCGATCACCAGTAGGCCGATCAAACTGATAGTGTTCATGTCTTCCTCCTAATAGCTGATATATCCGGCAGACGGTGCGTCTCCGGTCATGAATTCCTCGTAGCCCTCCTGCGCGTCCTCGTCCTCGTAGATGATCTCCGACGGGTTCGCGTCTTTTGCGTCCGCGCGCATTGTTCTCGATACGCAGTAATAGCGCACGGAATCGACCGTGTGCGTGATCTCGTGCGGCTCTTTGGCGCAGTCGTTCGGGTTGCGCTCGTCCGCCTGAATGTCCTCGAGGTCTCCGATCGTCCGTTCGCAGGTCTGGAAAAGTACAAGCCCCGGTTTTCCGTCCGGCATATTTGCGAGTGCTTCCTTCACTTGCAGGAAACCCTGCACGCGGTTGTTGCTTGCCCGCACGATGGGCACGCCGCATTGCATAAACACCTCTGCCATCGTCTTGCCGGTGTCCTTCTGGCGCGACCAGATGTCCGGCGGGGCAAAGGTGATCTCGATGTGCTCGTCCGGCATCGTCATGTCGAGGATCTGCTTTGCCGCATCCTGCACGATCAGCCCCGGCTGCACAAGCTCGCGGTACATGTACGAGTGCCCGTTTTCGTCCACCGCGTACCAGCCGACGGCAAGCATATCCAGACCGTAGTCGAGCGCCCTGTATCGCTTCCAGTGTTTTGGGATCTGGAACGGCTTGCAGGTGTGCGTCGCCTTGCTGAATTCCGGGAAATACGTGCCGCACAGTGCGTCCCAGTCGCCGTATCGGTGCGCTTTGCGGATGTTCTCAGGCAGCTGAGAGAGCGCCTGCAGATAGCCCGGAGAGGATTCCAGCAGGTCTTTGTTGTCCTCGACCGTTGCGAAAATGAAGCTGTAATCGTCCGGGTTCTCGTTCTCCTCTGGGTTGTCGGAATCTGTCTTGAAATTTCGGTCGATAAACAGGCGCTTGACCCATCTGTGCCCGACGCCGCCGGGGTTGCACGTCAGGTAAAAGCGCTTCGGGATCTCGTTGACGCCACGCAGGCAGCCGCCGAGAAAGCGAAATTCGCGCTCTGTAAACTGCGTAGCCTCGTCCATGAAGATCCAGTCGTATTCCTGACCCTGGTATTCGCTTTCGGACGTAATGCCGCTCCAATGGCCGAAATGGATGGTCGAGCCGTTTTGAAAGTACAGCGTGTGCAGTGTGCCGTTGTAGCTTGTCAGCTCCTGCGGCACCATCTTCAGAATCGGTTCGATGTGGTTCGACTGCAGCTCCGGGTATGTCTTTCGCACGATGAGGATGCGGATGCCCGGCCATGTAAACGCGCCGCCTACTGCCTTGATGCGCACAGCGTGCGTCTTGCCGCCGCCTCGCGCGCCGCCGTAGGCCGTGTACATCGTTCGGCTCTGATAAAACAGAAGCTGCTTCTCGTTTGCGTGCCCCGGATCCCATGTGAAATTTGTCTGCGTGCTTCGCTTCTGCTTCGGCATGGCATCCTCCGTAAATGCAGAAACGGAGCCAACTGCATTCCGCAGTCAGCTCCGTTCAGCTCTTATGCCCGGCCGTTTCCGGGCACGTCGTTATTCTGTTTCTGTTTCCCGAAAGGCGACCTTGCGCTTTACTTCCAGCACAAGCACGCCGTCTTTCGTTTGCTTTACCTCGGCGGTATTCCCGCGGCCGATAATGTCCAGAATCGCCCGGAGGAGAGTTTCATTTTTCTGCATAGGGTACCTTCACATTGCAGCCCCGGCATTTTTCCGCCACCCATCAAGGTAAATGACAGGCGCGGCCTTGCTCGCCGGTTGATAGCCCATCCGCACACCGTAGCCGCCGCCGTAGTCCAGCGCAGCCGCAGTGTTAACAAACAATCGTTCAACCGGCTCCGCGCTCCTCGTAGAAGCATTTGCCCGGAAGAAACAATCCTTAAACACGGCGGGGGAGTGCGTGTGCCCGCAAACATAAACGTCTGCATCGACGATCTGCGCATAGTCCGCAAGCCGGTTGATCTTGCCGCCGATCTTGCGCCCACCGCCGTTTCCGTGGTTGACGTAGATGGAGTACGTTGTCTGCCGTCCCTCGCTCTTTCTCCGCGAGTTTTCGCCCAGCGAAACAAACACAAGCGCGGCGTCCGGTGCATATCTGTCGCCAGCGCCCAGCTCGTTTGCAATCAGCCATGTAATGTCGATGCCGTCTGCACGATATGTCCGCTCTTCGTGGTTGCCGGGAACAGCGCACAGGATGCGCCCCTTGAGCGGAGCAAACGTCTTGTTTGCAAGCTTGATCTGCTCCATTGGGGACAACTGCGTGCTGTAGATGTCGCCGATGCTGCTTCGCGTCGCATTGTCGATCAGGTCGCCCGCAAGAATTGCATAGGCGTTATCCTTTGCCGCAATGTCCGCCACGCGCTTTTGCACGCCGCGAATATCGCAGTTCGGGTCAGAAAGATGTACGTCCGCAATGACGTGCACTTCGATTTCGTTTTGCTGCTTCGGCAGCTCCACACGGATAACGTGCAAACGCTTCACCTCATTCGTTACACGGTTGTCGCGCGCCTCGCTTATAAACCAATTCCGAGCAGCAGCTCAGCGCGCCCGCATCCCGCTGCAGCAGGAAAGCGGCTTTCTGCCGGTTTTTCACGCTCCGGTCAATCCGGTCGTCTGGTCTTGGCGGCAGCCCCCGGACTTGCACCGGGCGCGTCCCTTTTGGAAAGCTGCCGTAGAAAGGGAAGCTGCGGCATCCTGACTTGCACAGGATTTCAGCGGAAAGGAGATGAAACGCTTAGGCCACTCGCCGCCGCAGCAGTGTTTACCGTCGCTTCCGACGCTTGATTCCCGGATAGTGCCGGGTTCACAGTTGCTCCGTACCGTAATAGGTTTTGGGAAGGTAATAACGGCCACAGGAGGCCGCCCTTTTTCCGGCACGGAGGGGCATCGTTCGCAAACGCGAACAGCAAGCACTTAGCCGCAGCGCGTATCCTGCGCCCGCATTCGGCTTGTTGGATTAAGCGTGTTTGTTGTGCATTTGCAAGCGTTACTTGAAAGCACTGTCGCCGCCGATCCCGTCTGTCTTGATCGTCAGCTCCTGCGCGTGAACGTCGATTACAGGCTTGTCGATGTACCCGCCGTTTTTCGGCTGCTTGAGCAGGAAGATGATCCCGCCGCTGCCCTTCGGGTTTTCAGCCACCATGCGCGCATAGACCGCTTCCCGGTATGCGACCAGCTTCTCGAGCTGCTCTCCATATCCGTCATATTCCCCGCCCTCGTTTGCCCGCCATCGCGCGAGTGTACGCGGCGCAATGCCGAGATACTTCATCAGTGCATAGTCGTCCATGTACTGTTTCCCGTCCTCGCACTGCATGATAAACTCGTCGATCAGAACGCCAAGCTCTTCGGCGGTTTTGATTTTGCGCGGTCTTGCCATAGAATCACCCCATCGCTTATAGTATAGCATCAAACGTCGAAAAAACTAAATGCACGTCAACCAGATAATGTATGAAATACCTTGACGGGGTTCTTCTTCGATTGGCGCGCACGATTGTAAAGACGCGGGAAACGTAGCGGGTTGAATGTTGAATGGGGCAATGTTTGGCGGGAAGTCTCAAAAGGCTGTGTGTCGTAACGCATGGGCTGTCGCCTGAGAGCCGTCCCGCTTTTCCGGCACCCCGGGGGGGGAGGGGGGGAGGGGGCACACCCGGAAACGCTGAGCAAAACAGCGCCCACACACCAGCGCGCGCCGTGGATGATTGGCCGCGCGCCAGGGCGCCGATTGGCATTGCTGCATGACACTGCATACACTGCGCATGAACTGCATAAACTACCAGCCGAGCAATGCAGAAGCACCGTAAAATCTATGAGTTATTCGGCAAAATGTAGGTTATGCCGAATTTACAAATTGATGAAGCCATTGAAAATACTAGCTTTTTGCGAAACTGCATGAATATGCATAGTATGCAGCACCGAAAACGGTCACGAAAAGTGCATCAGTATGCACCAGATCGCCGCCACAAAACCAGCCACAGCAAGCCCCACAATTTTTTTATCCGATGCCACAACGCGAATTTTGTACGGGATAATGGGATCATATCATCATCATATCATCATCACATCACTGCATCACCGGCACGCAGCCAGAGCAACACCCACGCAAAGAGGGGGGACTATAGGGGGGTAATTTACATAGCTAAGTAATAGCTATTACACAGCTATACCGTAGCTATTACATAGCTATGTCATAGCTATTTAAATATCTATTCCATACCCGCGAGACACTCAACGACCAAAGAAAAGAAAAGGAAAGTATAGAGGGAGAGATCGCCCACGCAAAAAATTTTTGCAAAAAGGGCTTGACATACTGCATCGAGTATGCTATCTTGTAAATGCAGCCGGGGAACGGCAGCGAAAGGAGATGATCCCCGCGGCAAGAAAAACCACCACCAGCACGGAAGTAAAACGCCGGTATAATGACCGCGTTTACTGCAAAGTTCAAGCGGAGCTGCCACGCGATACGGTAACGGCATTCAAGGCCAAGTGCAAAGTCAAAGGCATATCGCAAGCAAGCGTTTTACTTGAAGCCATCGAAAACTTTTTAAGGGACTGAACGTCCCTTAAAAATATACATACTCGATTGAGTATGCCATACATGAAAGGAGAACAACTATGAAATACTTTACCAACATCCGCACCCTTGACGAGCTGAAAGCAGCTTACCGCCGTCTCGCCCTGAAGTGCCACCCCGACATGGGCGGCAGCACGGAGATCATGCAGGAGATCAACGCCGAGCATGACGCGCTGTTTGAGCAGCTCAAGCGCCAGCACAACGCCCACGCGGACGAGTACCACCAGACCACCGAGACCGCCGAAGAATTCCGCGAGATCCTCGACGTGTTGCTCGGGCTTCCCGGGCTTACGGTCGAGCTTTGCGGCTCGTGGCTCTGGATCAGCGGCGAGACGCGCCAACACAAGGACGCGCTAAAAGCCGCCGGTTGCCGCTGGAGCAGCAGCAAGACGATGTGGTACTGGCGGCACCCGGAGGATGCGCGCGGACACTACCGCGGCAAGCGCAGCATGAACGAGATCCGCAGCAAGTACGGCAGCCAGGTCTTTGACGCAGACGGCCGCGAGCGCACCGCATACAACCGGCTTGGGGCGACGGCGTAAGCCGTCCCCGGCCGCGCTCCGTCCGCCGGTAAAAGTCCGGCGCTGATGAGCAAGAGCGAAACGGAGGTTGCATCATGTATCAGATTATCAAGTATTGCCGCGATTGCGGCGCTTATTCCGGCCGTGAGTTTGGGCGCAAGGCCGACGCGGTGCGGTATGCCCGTGCTTGCGTCTGCCCAGATTGGGAGTATGTCGCGGTTATCAGCACGCGCACCAAGCGCGTCGATGTGCTCAAGGGCGCGCCGATGATGGTGCGCTATGCGCCCGGATGCACCGAGTACAAGCGCGGGAAGCTCTGCGCTATCTATGGGGGGTGATTACAACGAGTTATCACGATTTGCTTACCATGTACGGCGGCGAGCAGCTCGAAGCCGAGCAGCGCGTATATATCTACGTGCAGCAACCGAAGCGGTATAAGACGCCGGAAGACATCGCCCGCAAGGATGCCGACATTGCGCGCCAGATCGAGCGCATGCAACGCTTGATTGACGATTTGCGCGACTATCGCGTAGCACTGGCGCAGCGGTACGCCGAGCTGGAAACGATGCCTTACACGCGCGTTTTGACGCTCAAGCGCGACCCGAGCTATAAGGGCCGCATTACCTACTGGGTGACGATCACGCGCCGGATGTCTGACGGCACGGAGACCGACGAACTGTGCGAGCAGTTCCACGGTCAGGATCGCGCGAAAGCGTTTGCTCGCTTCGCCGCCCTGCAAAAGCAGTACCCCGGCATTGCGTCCGTTAAGGATGTAGCCCGCCGGAGCTGGGAACGATGATAACGCCCCGCATCCTGCACAATCCCAACGTCAATTTTTGTGCATCCATACAAAACCGCAGATTCCGCGGTTTTGGTATTGACATACCGCGGAATCTGCGGTATACTCGAGCCATCAAACGGAAAACACGACAGGCCGACAGGCCGGAAAGGATGAAAACTATGACACGCAACGAGGCAAAAGCACTGCAGGCAAAACACAACATGGAGATCCTCCGCGATCCCATCACAAGCGAGGCACGCGCACTGTATCTCGAGACCGAGCAGCCGATCTCGGAGCTCGATGATCTCGCGGACATCTCTCGCCGCTCCAACGGCTGCGCGCCGTGCTACATGGAGGCCAGCTACGAGGTGTATAACGCCACCGGCTCCGGCGTCACGTACAAGCTGAGCTGCCCGACCACATGGTTTGACCTCTGGGGCTGGGTCGAAGAGTAATAAGGAGATAAATCATCATGGCAAAAGCGACCGCAACCTGCACCTGCGCCACCTGCGGCGCAACGTTTACGCGCACCAAAATCTGCCGCAATCGCCGCGAGGCGGATGGCTGGGAGACGTGGGCAGCCGCAAACTTTGATGAGTGCGCTGCTTGCTACACTGCGCGCAAGGCATCCGAGCGCGAGGCAGCCGCAGCGGCGGAGACCGAGCTGCCGCTGACGCTGCACATGACCGGATACCCGGACAGGCATAACACCCCGGTCGTCCTGTTTTTTGGCGGAGATACCGTGTCGCACAAGGATGACATTAAGGCGCTCGGGTACCGCTGGTCATTTGCGGATGACTACATCACCTACGGCTACAGCGTCCAGCGCGGAGAGCAAAAGTGGATCAAGGTCGCCCCGCAGGAGGACGCCTACGACGAGATCGAGCGCGCGAAGGCGCTCGGCGCCGTGATCGATGATAGCATTGTAGACACGGAGTATCTTGCCAAACAAGCCGCCGCCAAGCGCGAGCGCATCGCGGCTGCTGAGGCATCCGGCATCACGGAGCCGGTCAAGCCGGACTGCTACCCGGCTGGCCGATGGAACGGCAAGGTCTACGGCACGGCGGCTTACGGCTACCGTATCTATGTCGATAACGCTGAGGTGCAGATCAGCAACGATGACGCCGACGCACTCAAAAGATACGCCAAGGCTCTTGCGGCCTGGCGCGAAGCAACAGCAGCAAAGGAGACATCACCATGACTGACAAGCAGTTTTATCACGCTTTCCGCGCTGCGCAGCAATACAGCGATCCGGATGCTTTTGCGTCCAACGTCGCGCTGTCCGACATCTTTCCGACCGTCGAGGGCGATGATCTCCCGGCGCTGGCGGACGATCTACGCCATGTCTGGCGCTATGCGCACATCACCGTGCGTGAGATTGTGCAGCACACTGGCCTGACGCAGGCAAACTTTGCGCAGCGCTTTGTGATCCCGCTGCGCACGCTGGAAAGCTGGCTCGGCGGCACAAATACGTGCCCGCCATACACCCGCCTGATGCTGGCGAAGCTGTGCGGCCTGTAAACGATGTCAAGTCAGCCAATACGCGGTTAGTATTTTAGTTAGCGTTTTGCCAACGAAATGCGTTTGCATTATGCGAAAAATAATCGTAAATCCGCGACGTTTTTCGCACTGCAAAGATTTCCAAAAAGCACTGCAAAGCATTGATATACAAAGAAAAGCCCCGGAATCCAACGGATTCCGGGGCTTCTTAATTTGGAGCGGGATACGGGAATCGAACCCGCCGAAAAACTCCGTAAAGCCATTGAAAACACTACGTTTCTTGCTTGCAGTTAGCATTTTTCATTAGCGTTTTGCGCGAAAAATCCGGCCATAGCGTTTTCCGCCTTGACCCGGTCTGCGTTTGCGATGTGCGTATAAATGCGTATCATGGTCTGGTTGTCTGCCCATCCGCCGAGCTGCATCATCTCCAGCTCCGGCACGCCTAGGTGATACCCCAGCGACGCGAAGCTGTGCCGCAGCCCGTGTGTGCCGACCTGCGGCAGCCCATTGCGCGCGCACACACGGTTGATCTGGTGATAGATCGTGTTCGGATTACAGCGCACGACCGGCCCGGACTTGTCCTCGACGGCCTCCAGCGCGGCGAGAAGCTCCGGTATCATGATCGGGATTGTGCGCGTGGAAGATCGGTTCTTGTTGGATGCCTTTTGATGCGGCCGCTGATCCTCGCCGATGACGACCGCACCGGATACGCGGATCGTCTTTGCGCCCAGGTCTATGTCCGACCAGTTAACCGCCATGATCTCCGATCGACGGAGGCCGTGCAGTGCCAGCAGCGCGGGAATGGCAAACGGCTCGTTTGCCACGTCCGCCACAAAGACCCTGATTTGCTCCGGGTCGAGCCATTGGCGCTCGTTCGGCGGCACTTGCGGCAGCGTTACCTTGGGCACGTCGTACCCGCCGAATTTCAGCGCGGCCGCGACCATCATCCACGCATTTTTCAGCGTCTTCGGTTTCACACTTTTTGCCTCTGCGCTTACAATCGCCTGCCAGTTCGTGATCTCGCGGACTGGCCTTTTCATTTGTGCGGCGAATCGATTCCGGGACATGGATTTGTATTCCCGGATTGTTGACGGCGACAGCACGCCACGCTTTGCGTCGATGTATGCCGTCACGCACTGTCCCAGCGTTTGCGTACTCTTGCAGGGTAGGCGCTGCCCATTGCGATAGTCCGCCTTAATCTTTTCCGCCTGCCGGATGCACTCCGTGCGCGTTGCCGCCGACACCGGCACGCTCGCTCCGCCGAGGCGCATCTGGATAAACCACGTCCCGCTTTTCAGCTTGCGCGGCTCAGGTACTTTCATCGCGTGTTATCACCGCCTATCAGCGCGTCCGGCACCGGGTGCCATTCTCGATATGCGGCAAACATCTCGGAATAGTCCTGTGGCTCAATTTCTGTAAAAACAGGATGATTCTTTTCCGCGTAGTATTCCCGGGCCGTCGCACAATAGTGCTCTAAATCGCTGTCCGCAAGGTCAAGCAATTCCTGCGCCCGGTCAACCGTTGCCTCGGCGGCGGCAAACCGCTCCCGCTCCCGCTGCAGCCGCATTGTTTGCAGGGCTAGCAGCGCGGCCAGAGCAATGCACACTGCTGCCAGCAAAACAATTACCGCCTTCCTTGGCACCCGTTTTCGCTGTATTTCCGGCGTGGCATTCTGATAATTCACAACGCTTCCCCCTTTTTTGCATATTGTTTTCCGCCTGTGACACAATACCACAAGCGGCCTGCACCATCAAGATAGCACAGCTTTCCGCTTTCTGCAACAAAATCCCCGAAAACGGAAATTTTCCGGCCGGAATACCGGCCAAAAACGACACGCAGCCGCAAAAATGTGGTAAGGTAGTGCCAATATGCGGAACAACGTACGTTACTATAGATTGTACAAGGGCGTAAGTCAGCGCTGGCTTGCGCAGAAAGTGGGGTGCAGCCATAGCACACTAGGGGCAATCGAACGCGGAGAAAGCGCGCCCAACGTATACCTTGCGATGCGGATCGCGCGGGCGCTGGACGCGACAGTAGAAGAACTATGGAGGGAGAACCATGACAGATGAGGAATGGAGGGCGTACTTACGGCGCGAGATCGAGCAGCTTCTGGATGAAGCAAGCGAACAAAAGCTGCGGCTGACGCTGGCACTGTTGCGCGCAGCGTAAAGAAAAACAGAACAGCAAAGAAAGAGGAGCAGGAACTCAATCCTGCTCCTCTTTCTTGCTTTCCGCGGTGATTTGCCGGGCAAAGTCCTCGATGTCTTTCCACCGTTCCTCCGGCAGCCGCGCCAGCGCCAGAAGGAAACGGCGCTTAAAGTCGTCGCCTTCGCCAATGGTTGCTCGGCCGACGAAGTCCATGATCTCTTCGTCGCGCGTGGTCGCCGTAAACATCTTGCCGTCACCGGTACGAAGCCAATGTTCATCGACATGGAACTCGCGGCAGATGGAGACGATAGAGGAATCGGGCGGGTCATTTCTTCCGGATTCCCATTGCGCGACCGTATTTCCCTTCACGCCAATTTCGGCGCCGAACTTCTCCTGCGTCATATCAAGCTCCCTGCGCAGCTTCTTGATACGGGTGTTCATTGTTTCACCGCCTTTCTGCAATGCAAATTATAATCCGCGATCTTCTCAATGTCAACAGAACACTTTCACAGAAACAAAAAAATTCGCAAAAACACCAAAAAACATTGACATACTTGTTTTTGAGAAGTATAATACTCACAGAAACAAGTTCCGCAGCATCTACAGCCCATCAACATGAATACCAAACCTGTCCGCGTTGCGCTTGACTTCCTGATACCGCGCCACCCACTCCGTATCCGGTAGTTCTGGTTCACATCTTCGGCAGGGGCGAAGCCGGGTATCCGCCCGGATGTTGTAAGCGTTCCTGGCCAATCTGGCGTGGCTGCATCCGTATTTGCGATGATACGTTTTCCCCGTTTCCGTTACATAAAACGTATACAGCGCGCCCCATTTGCCACCACCGCCAGAGTGCGGCAGCCCGTCGACGCCAATCGAAGAGCCGGGCGGAATGTCTACCAGATCGGTGATTGCTTTCCCCGTGTACAAAGCGGTGCATTCCGCCTTTTCCTTTTTCTCCTGCCGCTTTTTCACAGCCCGGTCAACGAGTGCATAAATCGGCGCACATATCACGATAAGCACCGTCGCGCCGATAGGGATCGCGCAGATGCCAAGCACAAGCATAGGCGGAACGGCGATGCCCTTTTTCTTCGGTGTCGGCGTTGGTGTCACATATGTGCCCTGGCCGCTTGATTTCTTTGACCCGCTGGAGCTTCCGCCGCTGTTGCGGCCGGTCTGGTCGTCAAAGTTGTACGGGCAGTCAACAACTCCGTCGCCGTTCATGTCGTAGTGCTGATGTGCCGGATAACCGTGGTGGTAGTGGTATTCCCCGGTTGACCGGTCATAGTGCCCGCCGTTTGCGTCCGTCTTCCCGCTGTGTGCCAGCACAGCAGGAGAGAGCAGGAGCACAAACGCAAACACAAACGCAAGAAACCGCTTTTTCAAATTTATCACCACCGCACAAACAATACCACAATACAACAGATTTGTACAGAAAACACAACCACCCGTGTCCGACGACGCGGAGCAACGCAAGGGAGGTGACCCAATGGAGATCATCAAAATTGCGCCGGAAACGCTGGAAGCGCTGCAAAATGCGCCGCGCGCGCAGCCGCCGCACCCGCTACCGATGGCAGAGGCGGGTGAGGCGGTAAAGGACGCGACAGAAGTCTGGGGCTATCTTTCCGCAGCAAATGCCCCGAAGAAGACGCTGCTCGCGTTCGAGCGCGTGTGCGAGCGTGCTGGTGTGCCGTACATCATCAACATTACCACAAAATGACGAGCACCGCAACGGAAAGGAAGTGATCCCATGCTGACGAAGAACGAGCAGAAAACCATCAAGCGGCTGGCGGCCGTGATGCAGAACATGGATGACATGCAGAAAGCGCAGCTCTGTGCCTTTACAGAGGGCTTGGCGATGGCGCTGGAGCGCAAAGGCGCGTGAGGCGGCTTTATTTGCCGTCTCCGCCCCTCTTGCCCTTGCCGGAGTGCCTGTCTGCTCGCCCGTGGAACCAGAATGGAACCAATCTGGAACCAGAATGGAACCAGAATGGAACCGCAGTATAGAGTAGAAGAGGTTTAGTAAAGGTTTAGAAAAGGCAAGAAGAGATTTAGTTAAGGCTAGGGGGTTGCGCGCGGGCGCGAGCGCCGCGGCGCACATCCCAAGAAACGATTTTGACAAAGGAGAATCCTCATGGAGAAAGAACGCACCGTCGCAACAAACGAAGCGGACGCCGCCATTGAGGCGGAGATCGCGCATCTGAGAGCGGACGAGTATGTTCGTCTCGCTAAGCGCTACGAGTACGCGCGTACCCGCCGCAAGCAGTGTCTGTACCAGCTCCGTTGGTATCAGAAGAAAGGCCGTGAGCTTGCCGCGCTCGGCGTGACGATGGACAACCTCGACGAGATGCTGTGTAGCTCGGAGGAGGCGTGACCCATGCCGAAATTGAGAAAACGCGCCAACCGCTACGATCAACTGCAGGCGCTGCTTTATGGGCAGCTCCGGCTGCACGGCACGAAGCCGGAGGAACTGCTTGGCTGCTGCCGCGAGACGGCGGCGAAGCGCCTGCGGGACATCGACCGCATGCCGGTCGGCGACCTGCTCGCGCTCGGGCAAAGGCTTGACATTCCGATTGCCGACCTGCGCGCCGCGATCAGGTATCAGTAAACGGTGAGAAAGGGGAAACAACATGAACGAAATCACAGTCACGTCGCAGCAGCAGCTTGACAATCTGCCGCACGACTATCATGGAAGAATCTACATCAAGTTCGGCACGCCGTATGATAAGGCTATCGTAAGGCGGAAATATGATTTTGCCTCCGTCGAGGCGTGGGGGAACAGCTCTGTCGAGGCGCGGGGGAACAGCTCTGTCGAGGCGTGGGGGAACAGCTCTGTCGAGGCGTTGGAGAACAGCTCTGTCGTGGCGTTGGAGAACAGCTCTGTCGTGGCGTGGGGGAACAGCTCTGTCGAGGCGTGGGGGAACAGCTCTGTCGAGGCGTTGGAGAA